CGTTATATTCCTATAAATACCATAGAAGATTATTATAAAAATGAGCTAGATCCAAATGACGCTATTTACGTAGATGGCCCTGTGGCTCATTATAATGTAGAGGACAATTATTATTCTTTGGCAAAACATAAAAACATACAGATAAAGATAAGAAATATAATAGAGCCTGATGGTGAATTTGAGAATCTGGTAGAACGGTTGTTTAATGAGGCGAAAAAGAACTTACTATGAGCCTGTTTGTATGCGCTAAATGCGGTTGTGTTGATAATACCGCTACGTCTAGTTACTGGATGTTGACAAACGAGTATATGGTGGACAAATTCGACTATGCCAAGGAACTACAGCCGTACAAGGGCATGGGGCTGTGCAGCGAATGCGGGAGGCTGGCTACCAGCCCAGACGGACGTTGGGAAGAAGCTGAATGTTTTATAAAACAAAGAGCTTCTACCGAAAAGGCTGTTGGGTTTATTCCTAAAGATTAATCATCTATACC